CATGCAGCTAGAGGTGGGACGCGCCTTGCAACCCATTGGCGCCTCTTTACAGAGTGCTTTTGCAGAGTTTATTACTACCATTACTCCCTCTGTAGTTGCCGCGCTTAAGGGCATAGCCGCTGCGTTTGAGTTTCTAATTGAAAACAAAACTGCCTCGGGCTTAGCAACGTTTGCCTTGCAGCTGGGTGCCGTTACTTTGGGCTTGATTGGACTCAAAGCGGCACTAGAAGGTTTAGCAACTATAAAGGTATTGGCACTACTTACAAGTACTGCCTCCGCTGTAAAAATTACGGGAGACGTTGCCGCGACTTCGGCTTTGTCTGTGCGAGGTCTTAGTGCCGCACTCGCAGCTGTTCCGGGATTTGGCTGGGTGGCAGCAGGCACAGCAGCTCTAGGTCTGTTAGGTGCAGCTTTATATGACAATAACAAGGAGTTCAAAACGTGGGTAGACAGCTTCCTATACATAATTAAAACTGATTTTGAATCTGCATGGAAGATCGCTGTAGACATCGTAAAAACTAACGTAAAGGTAATTACGGATACATGGGAGGCAGCCAAAAATATACTAACAAACACAGCGGGTGCCTTAGTAACCAGCTTTGATTCTACATTTAACGGTATATTCAGTGGCATACTAAAGCGTTGGCAATCATTACCTGAGCCTCTGCGTAAAGCAATGGCGCAGGGAGGTGCTCAGACCATAGGCATGGTACTAGCTCCCGGCAATCCTGTTATCGGGCGTTTGATCGGCACTGGCATACGTGCCACGCAGGAACGCCCACCCGTTGCCTTGGCCGATACAGGTCGCTATGTACCTGCGAGCGCTCAACAACGCTTTCCCGGACAACTGTCCATACTCCCCTCTCCGGCCACAGACGAGGAAAAGAAGAAAAAAGCAGCCAAGGACAAAGCAGAGAGAGAGCGCCAAGCCGCGGCTGCCGAACAGCAGCGCCTGGCCAACACCCTGCTCGACCAGCAGCTGCGTGCAGCCGACAGGGTATTCCAGCACCAAATCGAGCTGGACCGTCAGCGCTACGAGCTGCAGAAACGCCTCGACGACGCCCAGGCACAGAACCGCATCTTACGCGAAACTGGTGCAGCACGCGACATCGTAAGCAACTTTGAGGATCTGCAGCGCAGCTTGCGCGAGATCGAGGAGAGCCGTGTCCGCGCAGTTCAAGACGTACGCCTGGCTAAGCAGACGCAACAAAGCGCTGCAGTACGTGCCACCTTTGAAGCCCAAGGTGCAGCGGCACTAAGCAGCGGCACCGCAGGATTTATTCCAAAGGAGCAGCTACGTGCATGGCTGATTAAGCAGGGGTTTGGGCGTACTACTGGCGATTTTACGAATCGCGGCCACAAAACGCCTAATCATATGCTTAACGCCATGGATATGGGGATACTCGGGGGTAGTGACGCCGCTGCTCTGCGCCGTACCGCTGATATGGAGCGCAAACTAGCCGCAACAGGAGCTTTTGGCACACAGCTCTTCGGTCCTATACGCGATCCTTACGGCCACGGGGCAGGCAAAGGCGGGCAAAACATACACCTACACATCCCTACGCCTGGCGGCAAAGTGCCTCTCACACCTGGGCTAGCCGCTCTGATGGGGTTGGGAGGAGCAAGAAGATTACCCACAGGCGCCGCAACCCAGCAGAATCGCGCAATCACATCCAGTGGTGGTGCGGTCATCGAGGGTCTCGACGTAAACAAGGCCGAAGCGCAGCAACAACTTATCGAAGCCAACGTATCTAAGGAACGCGCTACCTTATTTGAGCAATTCACGCTCAAGGCCACAGATGCCCTTAGGCAACAAAACGCTACAATGCGTGATAGTAATGAACTGCAGACTCTGCGTAATCGCCTCACCCTAGAAGGCGTGCGCCCTGAGTTTGTAGACCTGGAAGAACGCTTACTCGGTATCAGGCAAGAGCAAAACCAAGCACAAACTACGTACAATCAGCTTGTTAAAGCTAACCCCGATAGAGCAGCCGAACTTCAGAGCGTCTTAGCTGCGCAGAACGAACAGTACGCCGAGCGTGCGCGGCTTTTGCGAGAAAATGCAGAAGCTGCAGAAGCCTTCAACAAGGCAATGCGCACTCGCCAAGACGAACGCATCGGCCTCGGCTTACGCGAAGGCGCCGAAGCTTACGTCCAGTCGATCGGCACCATGCGCGAGGCCACGGCCCAGCTCGCTCAGACCGGCATCAAAGGCGTCGAGGACGCCATCTTCAGCCTAACCACGACGGGTAAGACGAATTTCCAAGAGTTCGCCAAGAGTGTGCTGGAAAGTACATCGCGTATGATCATTCAGCAGCTAATTTTGCGCAGCGTTATGCAGATCATCGGCGCCATAGGCGGCGGCAGCAGCGGATTCAGTTTTTCTGGCGCTGGCCCGGTATCTGGTGCTTCTGTGTTTGGCAGTACCCAAGCCGGATTTAATCCACTGGCGTTCAGTGGAATCAAGCTGAATGCCCTAGGCAACGCCTACGCCGCCAACGGCATCGTCCCCTTTGCCATGGGCGGCATCGTCAACCAGCCCACCCTGTTCAAATTCGCTGATGGCGGCGCCGGCCGCCTTGGCCTTATGGGTGAGGCTGGCCCGGAAGCGATCATGCCGCTCCGCCGCCTCCCCAATGGGCGCCTCGGCGTCGAGCAGGCAGGCGGAGGTGCTCCAGTTACCGTAAACGTGAGCGTCGATGCAAGCGGCACCGCGGTCCAGGGCAACGCCGGCCAAGGCGAGCAACTCGGCCGCGTAATTTCCCAAGCCGTCCAAGCGGAGCTGGTACGCCAGCAACGCCCAGGTGGCCTACTAAGCCGCTAAGCTGCACTTATGGCCACATTCACCTACATAAGTTCTTACGAGCCCACCGAGGTAAGCAAACCTCGTGCGCGTAAGTTTGCGGCAGGCGATGGTTACGAGCAGCGGATACGATTCGGCTTAAACACTAACCCTAAGGAGTGGCAGCTCGTGTTCTCCAACCGCACTGACGCAGAACGAGAACTTATCGTCGCCTTCTTAGACGCACGCGGCGGCGTGGAAAACTTCGACTGGACCCCACCGCGAGGCTCTGCCGGTAAGTATGTGTGTGAGGAGTGGCAGGTAACACTAAGTAATTGCAATAACAACCAGATTAGAGCTACATTCCGTCAAGTGTTTGAGGTGTAAGCACCGTGGCTGTACCTGTTGCTGCATTACAGGCTGCTGCACCCAGCGCAGTAATCGAGCTGTTCATCTTAGAACTGAACCTCAAACAACACGGAATAGCTAGCACTTACCGCTTCCACGCCGGCACAAGCCTCAACGCCAACGGTGAGGTCGTCTGGGCCGGCAACAGCTACACTCGCTTCCCCGTAGAAGCTGAGGGGTTTGAGTACACAGGAAACGGACAATTACCGCGCCCTAAGTTGCGCGTAAGCAACATACTTGGCACAATATCCGCACTGCTACTTAGCCTACCGGACGGCTTAGAGGGTGCCAAAGTGACGCGCATCCGCACCCTAGCCCGCTACATCGACGCCGTAAACTTCCCAGGCGGTACTAACCCTTACGGAACACCAGACAGTACCGCAGAGTTCCCCCGCGAAATCTATTACATAGACCGCAAAACCGTAGAAACCCGTGATTTCGTTGAGTTCGAGCTTGTAGCGGCCTTCGACCTCGCCGGTGTACGTGCGCCCAAAAGGCAATGTATAAGCAACATCTGCCAGTGGAAGTACCTATCGACAGAGTGCGGCTACAACCCAGTCGGCCCTCAAGCTAGGCCATTGCGTGAGCACTATGCCGACTTCGGTTACAGCGAAGGTCGCTCGATAAATAGCACTGGCCAATTTAACGCCACCTATTATCGCACCACCTATCCCGATGTCGCTGCCGCTTACACCAACGCAACCGCTAATCAACACTTCCGCAACTACGGCATATGGGAAGGCCGCAACGGTAATTCCGGCGGTCAATTCAACGCCACATACTACCTAGCCACCTATCCAGACCTAAACAGCCTAGTCTACTTTAACGCTAAAGATGTAGGTGTAAACTCCCAAGCACTGGACGAGTGCGGTAAGCGCTTGAGCAGCTGTAAATTACGCTTCGGTATCCGAGGCCAGCTTCCGTTCGGCTCCTACCCAGGCATCGGTACATTCTTCACTTAAGACCTATGCAATGGAAAATCGAGGCACTGCAGCACGCTAAGGCGCAAGACCCCAAGGAGGCGTGCGGCCTGCTCGTCGTAATCAAAGGGCGTGAAATTTACTGGCCTTGCAAGAACTTGGCAACAGATCCAGACGAGTTCTTCGCCCTCGACCCCTCCGACTATGCCGCTGCTGAGGACACAGGCGAAATCACCGCCATCGTCCACAGCCATCCAACCACCCCTCCCTTCCCCTCCCAAGCAGATCGCTTAGCCTGCGAAAAAACGAACCTCCCCTGGTATATCGTCAACCCCAAAACCGAGACATGGGGCGAATGTAACCCCGAGGGCTACACCGCCCCACTCGTCGGCCGCCAGTGGGTCTGGGGCATAACCGACTGCTGGACGCTGGTACGCGACCACTACGCTAAACAAGGCATCCACTTACGCGACTGGCAGCGACCCCTGCACGCAGAAGCTTTCCGCTTAGACCCGATGTTCGATGCCTGCTGGCGCGACACAGGCTTCCGCGAACTGAACGACGACGAGGAACTACAACCTAACGACGCCCTACTTATGGCGATCAACAGCACCGGCCTCAACCACGTCGGCGTCTACCTCGGCGACCAGCTTGTGCTCCACCACCTCCAAGGCCGCCTTAGCAGCCGTGACCTCTACGGCGGATGGCTACTAAAATGCACGGGAAGGAGGCTTCGCCATGCTGCGTAAGATCAAACTCTACGGACGCCTGGCGAAGTTCATCGGCAAGCGCGTGCTTGAGGCCGACGTAAGCAGTGCCGCTGAGGCCGTGCGCTTCCTACTCGCCAACTGGCCAGAGCTGGAACGTCACATGGCGGACCAGCACTACCGCGTAAGTCTCGGTGCCTACGACCTCGTTGAAGACGAGCTGCACGACCCCGCCGGTAAGCAGCCAATCAAAATCGTTCCCGTCGTGACCGGCGCAGGCGCCGTTGGTCGAATCATCGCAGGAGCAGCGTTAATCGTCGCTTCTATTTTTATCCCAGGCACCGCTCTGATATTCGGCACTGCGCTCAAGGGTCTGGTATTGGGTATCGGCACAAGCCTCGCATTAGGCGGCGTCGCACAACTCCTTACCCCAACCCCCACCCTCTCCTTAGGCACCGACTCCCCCAACGACCCGCGCAAGTCCTACAGCTTCAGCGGCATTCAGAACACAAGTCGCCAAGGTACACCCGTACCGATTGTCTACGGCGAAATGCTTGTTGGTTCAGTCGTTATTAGTGCCGGCATTGACGTAGATCAGGTAAGCGCATGACTGAGTTTATTGCTGGCAGCGGTGGTGGTGGTGGCGGTAAAGGCGGCGGCGGCGGTAGTCAGCAGCGCACTCCCACCGAGGAAGCCTCCAGCTTATTCTCTGCCTCGTACGCCAAAGTCGTTGATCTACTCAGCGAAGGAGAAATCAGCGGTCTTAAGGACGGACTTAAGTCCGTGTATTTCAACAATACTCCGGTTCAGAACCCCGATAACTCGTACAACTTTTCAGACGTAACCATACTCACACGCACGGGCACCCAAAATCAAAGCTACTTAGATGGTTTTGACGAAATCGCTAATGAGTTCAACGTAGGCACCACTGTAGTTCAAGC